AAAATGCCTATAGCCTGATTTTGTTTAAGGAAAGAATTTGGACCATTGAAGCAAACTGGGGCTTGGGAAACTGGAGGACAAAATGAACCCGCAGGATTTGACTATTGGGGACTTGGTTGATTTGACAATCAAGCGCCCGAATAATGAGAACACTTACATTGTGGGAGAGGTCCAAGGTGTCAGGTCCGATTACTTTATGCCTGACCAGGTGGCAATCCTCATTGGTGGGATTGACATTTGGCTCACCATAACTGACCAGATTGAAGTGAGGTTGGCTGATGTCTGATTACAAGGGACCACTGGATTACATAGATGTAGCCAGCCGCATTGTGGAGTTCCGTGAGAAGTTTCCGGACGGGAATCTGGGCCAAGTGAGCCTAGAGTTCTTATCTGACTTTGGTGGTAAGGATTGGGTAGTCTACACAGCCGCCGCATACCGATCACCTGAGGACACTAACCCTGGCATTGGGACAGCCTGGGAGCCCGTACCAGGACCAACCAGATTCACTAGGGACTCAGAGGTCCAGAACGCCGAAACAGCCGCCTGGGGCAGGGCTATGGTTGCGGCTCTTGCTGTAGACACAAAAAAGGGCGTGGCATCCTCTGAGGAAATCCGAAACAGACAACCAGAAACCCGTGACTGGTTAGCAGAGGCAACCAAAGCTGAAACAGTTGAGGTGTTGCGTGATGTTTTCAATCAGGCCAGACAGGCCAAGGCACCCAAGGAAACACTGACAGCAATGACAGCTTTAGCGGATGCATTTACTGAGTAGGAACATACTGGTGGCCGCAATCAATGAAAAGAGAGAGCTGGTCCAATCGCTTTACCTCCAGGGATACCAGGATGAGGGTGAGGCGGAGTATAAAGAGCTAAAAAAATTAGGCATGAAATTGAGAGAGGTTATCAATGGAGACCCCGAAAGAGGTAATCAGGGAACTGGAGAAGATACGCAACCAGAGTGAGCAGGGCATTGCCTTACTTGCTGAGGCTGAAATCAAGTATCTAGAACTTGCAAGCGCCGCCGACAGGGTAGAGGCCACTGAGTTGCTAAGTGCTCAGGGCACGATTGTAGACCGCCAAGCGGTGGCAAAACTCAAGGCCATGGATGTCAGATTTGAAGCTGATCTGGCCAAGGTAGAACTGAACAGAATCAAGGCAAAAATTAGGCACCTAAGTGAGTCCCAGATGGCCGTTATGGCGGCTGGCAAATTGATACAGATGGAGTGGAGGGGATGATGTTTTCTAAATGGATTCAAGCAAGGCGGGCGGCTAGGAAAGAGCGCCTAGTATTCGCAGAACTTCACAGAATGGCAATAGAGCAAATGCAAGAGACCACCTACCGTGTGGATTGTGATGGTGACTGTGAAGTCTGCCAAAGCTATTTTGATGACTGTGACTGAAAAAGAGTTCAGAAAATACCTAGCAAGAGACAGCCATTGTCTCCACTGTGGTCTCCAAGATGACACCTTGGTCCCTCAGCACAGAGTAAACCGTGGCGCTGGAGGTTCAAAGGATAAGCGCCTCTCTAACGCTTCAAACATTATTACCCTTTGCGCTTACTTCAATTACCTAATCGAAGCCTCCAGCGAGGCGGCAGTGACCGCTCAGCACCATGGCTGGAAGCTGAGGACCTGGCAAAACCCGCTGGAGGTTACAGTGTATGATTATGTTTCTGGTAACTGGTATTTGCTTTTAGATGACTTCACCAGGACAATAGGAAAACCCCCAGCGATTAGCTGAGGGTCTCCCGTAACATGAAAGGGTCAAATGAGGGACTAAGCCAACAAGTAACATCTAAATTGTAACATGAAATGACATGAAATGAGCCGCAAATGACTATCAAAATAATGAATGAGGTTTGGACCAGTTCCAAATCTGAGGGCAGAGCCAGACTGGTGCTGTTAGCAATAGCAGACCAGCAAGGTGAGCTAGGTGCTTGGCCCTCAATCGCAACACTAGCCAAAAAAGCCAACGCCTCCCAGAGGTCAATCAAGCGTGACCTAGCTGAGCTTGAAAATCTGGGTGAGCTGATCATTGAGCGCCAAGCTGGTGAGGGCTTTGCCCAATACAAAACCAACCGCTATTGGGTGAATCTCCCAGGGGTGACAGATTGGGTAACAGGGGTGACAGATGGTGCAACGGGGGTGACAGCTCAGGTAAACGGGGGTGACAACTCAGGTAAATTGGGGGTGACAACCAGTGGCACGCAAACCCTTAGTAGAACCCTTAAAGAAACAGGGGGCAAAACAGCACCCAAACCAGTCAAGGAAAATGGGACCAGAATCTCTGATTCTTTCAAACCCTCTAAGCAATCTTGGGACCTCATGGCTGAGCACTTTCCTTGGGTTGATTTGAAGTTAGAGACCCACGCATTTATGGACCACTGGAACAGCACCACGAAAGCCGCCACAAAAAAGAACTGGGACCTCACCTGGAAAAACTGGATTAGGCAAGAGGCGAAATGGTCTAAGGGCAAGCAAGAGGCACCAGTCAAAAAGCATAAGTTCACAGGTGGCAACTAATGAATCCTGAAATCGCAATTCTTGGCAGCATTTTGCTATCAAAAGGACAGGCCCTAGATGAAATCAATCTGGTGCCAGAGGACTTCAATGACCTAAAGCTGGGCAGGGTCTATCAGGCTCTGTGCGACATGAGAAATAAACATCAGGCCATTGATGCCCTGACCGTTGCCGCTAAGCTCCCAAACCATTCTGAGGATGTCCACGCTTGGCAACATGAGAGCATCACCGCTGTCAATGTCAGCTTTTATGCTCAGATTGTGCGTGACGAATCCATCAGGCGTGAGCTCAGAAATACAGGTCATAGCATTGTGGCCAGATCACCAGCTGAGGATTTGGATGCGGTGATTGATGAAGCCCGCCGCAATCTAGGAAAGCTTGCTGAAAGCAGGACCACTGGAAAAATTGAGTATGTCAGCCACCTAGCCCTAGGTCACTTGGAGGTTCTGGCCACCCCTAGGACCTACCTGAAAAGCCCTTGGGATGCACTCAACACAGCGATTGGCGGATTCCGCCCTGGCGCAATGTATGTCATTGGAGCTCGCCCTGGTGTGGGTAAAACCGTGGTTGGATTACAAGCGGCCTATCACCTGAGCAAAGAGGGCCCAGTGTCATTCCACAGCCTAGAAATGTCCAAGACAGAGCTACTGACCAGGATGTATGCAATGACCTCCAGCGTCTATCTAGGCAACCTAGAAAAAGGCAACCTGTCTGACTTTGATTGGAAAGCCCTGAACAAAGCCAAGGATGAACTTGGTGAGTCCAACTTGGCGATTGTTGACAAGGGCACACAGACCATCAACGACATTAGGGCACACGCTAGGACCCTCCAGCAAAACGGTGGACTCAGGGCCATTGTGATTGACTACTTGGGGCTGATCCATGACACCATTCCTGGCCGCAAAAGGTATGAATCAATCAGTGACTTTTCAATGAGCCTCAAGGCTTTGGCTAGAGACTTTGAGGTCCCTGTGATTGCACTTGCTCAGCTGAACAGGCAAAGTGAATCAAGGCAAGACAAAGCCCCAGCGCTATCTGACCTGAGAGATTCTGGAGCCATTGAGCAGGATGCTGATGTGGTGATTTTGCTCAGGCGTGAGAGGTCTGATAGTGATGCCGAGTTTGAGCAGACTAGAATGATTATGGATGTGGCAAAAAATCGCCACGGCATAACTGGTGAAATGGACCTAGTTTTCAACGGTGGTTGTGCTAGGGTCGAAAATCCTGGGCGCAAAGTCTAGGCACGGAATAATAAAGAGAGGCCGAAATGGCTAAAATACAGATTACAGATGGAACGGTTGAGCGATTGATCACGGACAAGGGAATCTTTGTCACCACATCATTCAAGGACCGTGAGGGCACAGACCGCAAAGAGAAATTCACTATCTGGGAACAACCCGCTGGAATCAAGGTTGGCGCTATCGTCAATGTCAGCGGAAACCTGTCAGTGCGAGTTGAGGAATTTGAGGGTGATAACGGCCAAATCCGTTATGCCGCAATTCATGTCAACAATCCAAAGATTGAAACAGTCGCTACTGAGGAAATGCCCTTTTAGATCATGGCTGCTCTAGCTTATACATTGGTGTTTGCCGTTTTTCTTGGCTTACTGGCCGCTGATGCAAGCAACATTTTCCTCCAAGGCGGGGCATACCTTTTGTGTGCGTGGCTTTTTGTGACTTCGATAGTCCTAGCTGTGAGGCAGGGGAAAAAATAACAACCAAGCAAAGCGTGGAGCTCTGGGTTGGTGGGATTGAACCCGCCCCTCAGGGCTCCAAGCGCTATGTGGGGGGCAACCACGCCAGCGGGGGCAGGTTCATAGAGGCCAGCAAGAAACTAGCCCCATTTCGTGAGGGCATTGCCGCCGCCGTAAAAATCTACCTAGATCAACACCCAGACTTCCAGATGTTCACTGAACCCGTAAAGGTCACAGCAACATTTGTCATGCCAAGGCCCAAGACCGTGAAGCGGCTCTGGCCATCCGTAGCCCCAGACACGGACAAGCTCCAGAGAAGTTTGGGTGATTCCATTTCGTTGGAAAAGTATGGCCAGCTAATGACTGATGATGCCCTGATTGTCCAGTGGGAGGCTCAAAAGGTTTACGGGGAACCAGGTGAGATGGGTGTTCATTTCAAGATTGAGCCCGCTGACATTCCTTGGCACCTTGGATAGATCCGACACGCCCACTAAATAAAACTTGCACAATGATGCACCATTCATGCTAGGGTCTAATCAAGCGCACCACCAGGCAGATGAAAGGGCCCGAAATGAGTAATCAAGAAACCACAATTTACAAGGTTTACAAAACACTTAAAGGCGCAGAGCTTTTTATTGCTCGCTACCTAACCAACACCCCAAATGCTCACATTGAAGTAATAGACAACAAGTTTTTTGTGGTTGCCTAATGACCAAAGACACCAGACAATTCCTGTCACTGACCACACTGGGCCTAATCGGCCTAGTGCTGGTCCTCACAGAGTCCCACCGTCACCTATTAGCTTGGGCATGGCCTTTCGCCTTGTCCTTTTACAACACGCACATTGCGTTCTAAGAGAGGTAACCATGTTCACAGAGCTCAGGTATAAAATCGCAGACCGCCTATTCACCACTGAGTTGGATGAAGCTTTCAACTCAGGCTATAGGCATGGCAAAAGCATCCAAGCCTCACAGCTGAGGGTAATGATGGAATACAAAAAAGACAGAGAGCGTGAGCTGGGAATGACCAAGACTCAAGCCCTTGGCTATGACCGCTGTTTGGAGGTTGTCACAGATGCAATCAAGTAAGTCAGTCCCAGCGGATGTGGCCGCCCAGCACTATGTGGAGGGACTAGAGCGTGGCAAAAACGCTGAGCGTGACAGAGTGCTCAGGATAATCATGAGCGAACTCCAGACCACCGTGAACATTGCCCAAGCCAACGGCACCACCAAGACACGGGAACACGCCGCTGTTCAGGTAAAGCTGGGCCTACTTTACGAAATGGTCAAGTGATGGATGATCCAGTAAACCACCCAGCGCACTACACCAGCCACCCAAGCGGGGTTGAGGCCATTGACATAACTAGGCACATGAATTTCAACCTAGGCAATGCGGTCAAATACATTTGGCGGGCAGGGCTCAAGGGGGACAGCATTGAGGACCTACAAAAGGCCCGTTTTTACATCAGTGATGAACTGGAAAGGCTCAGCAATGACTAGGGCCTGTGTCGTAAGCCACAAAAGCCCCATGGAGGCCAATTATGGTTTGCTGTGTGCAATGTGTTATGACGGCCTTAGAAGTGCCCTACAAGGGGCCCCAAATGCGTTACAGCATCTGAGGGAAATCTATGTGATGCGCTCTCCCATGGAACTGGATACACCCAAGCCGCTGAAAAAAGACCCACCAGCCCCTTTCAACCTTGATGCTTGGCAACTAGCTGAGGACATGTGGCAAGCCCTCACAGGTGGTTACATTCCAGTAAAGTGGAACCACTTCCAGATTTATGGAAAGGCAAAAGAGATCTGCCAAGCGCTTCACCAGGACATTGACAACCTGGTCAACCGCAAAGAGGTCATTTATCTAATGCCCCTAGTGAAAACACTTGGCCAAGCGCTCTACCGGTACCCGCTTGAGGAAAAATCAAGAACCACATTGCTCCCGTGCCCAAGCTGTAACCTAAAAACCGTCTACAGCCCCCCAGCTGAGTTTGGTGATGACCTCCAGGTCAAGTGCCACAGTTGCGGATTTGTGATCCCGCCAGAAAAGATGGCATTTTACGCCAACCTGGCTGAGAGAGAGCGAGCCTGATGCCCAACTATCTATTTGGATGTAAAACATGCCCCATAACCATCACAATCAACAGCCCCATGGGCCAGGTAAAGGTCCCAGGTTGCCTAAATTGCATGACACCAATGACCAGGGACTATTCATTCTCTAATGCCCACTTCAAGGGCCAGGGATTCTATTCAAAGGACAAAAATGATTGACATGAAAGACATGAGCGGCAAAATCCTATGGACAAAAGGCCGTGAGGCTGGCATTGAGGCAGAGCGTGAGCGCATTATCGCTTTGCTTCAAGCAGACATCTGTCCCGACTGGGCAACTCAGATTTTTTATTGCTGTGACGGGGCTTGCTCTGCTTACAGCGATGCAATCGCACTCATCAAGCGCAGTGCCAAGTCCAGGTTGACGGTGCACTAATGACTGACATGAGAGACATAAGCGACAAAATACTTTGGACTAAAGGCCGTGAGACTGGCATTGAGGTAGAGCGTGAGCGCATCATCAAGGTTATGAAAGACCTAGCTGCAACCAGAGACATTTTGCAGACACTAAGTTACCCGTTTCTTGCTCAGGAAATAGAAGCAGCCATAAAGGAGGGACAAGATGACAGGTAGACACAGAGAAGGTAGAGATCCGCTCAACGGAGTTTTATTCTTTGCAGGGATGGCAGTTGGAATGGCAATGTTTGCGCTGTTCTTTTTGGCAATCGTGCTACTAGACAAGATGTAAGGAGGCAAAAGATGACTAAGCAAAACGATTACCTAGGCTCACTTGACCCTGACGAGCTACAGGCAGAGCAAGAGTTCCTAGATAATCACTGGGCTAACGATTTACTAGATGCACCTCACGCACTAATTGCGGTTATAGAAACCAAGATAGCTAGGGCAGTAATTGCAGACCGTGAACGCATTATTAAGATACTAGAAAATCATAGAATCTCAATAAAAGACATAAGCGTTGAAAACTGGATTGGGCTATGGCACGATGCTATAGCAAAAGTCAAGGAGGAGCAGAAGTGAGAGAACAAAAAAAGCACAACAATAGGCTTCACTGTTATGCCTATCTGCCAAAAGTAACTTTCAAAAAACTAGGCAATCAAGTCGAGTGCCCTTATTGTAAAAAACTGCATCTTTTAACTATGAATGACCAAGGCATCCCATTTTGGAAACCACAAAAAAGGCAAAAAAATGAAAAGGAAAAGATAGTCAAAGATTATGACTAAGAAAAAGTGGTCAGAGATTGGCAGGGAAGCTAGTGCATACTTCGCACCTAATTACCACTTATGTCAGAACTATGCTGAAAACGGTAGTTTCCTGACAGTCCACAAAAACATAAAAGCCAGCATCCACAAAAATGCACAAGACTCCACAATAGTGGAATGTAACTTTTACGACACAAACGCCATAGTAACCGATTGGTTACAAGTGTTATCAAACCCCTTGCGATTGTTTAGAGGGCTAAACGATTGTAAGCACTACCTTTTTCACCCTCGCCAAGCTACCTTTTACACCTACACGAAAGGAACCAAATGACCAAAGCACTTACGGTTGATGAAGCCGCTCAGGTGATCAACAAATCACGCCGCACAATTTACAACTGGATTCACTGGGGGGCTCTAAGCTATACCAGCCGATACATAGACTCAGATGAACTGTTCAAGGCTGAGGCCCTGATGAACTCCAGGCTAGGCAGACCCCGCAAAAACCCTTCAAATGATGCACAGGGGGCATGATACAATGTTAGAGGGATTGAAAGCTCCAGTTAAAACTAAACTTTGCGCCTTGGCGGCTAGGCGGTTAGACCTATCGGATTCAGACCAAGAAATGTTAGACAACGCATTGGCAGACACCACTTGGGCCTCACACTCGCTGTATTTTGCCCTAAAAGAGCTTGGTTTCCATGTCAGTAAAGACCTGATTGGGCACCATAGGAACGGGGTATGCAAGTGTTACAAAACCTAAACACAGCTAAAAAGCTAATCAACTCAACCTTTGGAGCCCCGTCACTTGAAATAAACGGCTCAGAGGGCTCAGCTGTCACCCCAGGGCTAGTAGATGGCCAAGACTACAGTGCGTGGCTTGAGGATGCTGGGATTGATCCCACGGGCATAGAGCTCACCGCCCCAGCCCGAATTAGCCGCTGGCAGGTCTATGATGAAACTTGGCGCACAGCCTATAAATTCTCATTTAGAGTGCTCAACGGCCCTGAACTTGACTTGCCTTTGCTATACAGCCAGGCGAAAAAGACCAAACCACCCAAGCCGCTGAAAAAACAACTCGCCGATAAGGCCCTTGTAATCCTCTGGTCAGACCTACAGGTTGGCAAAGTGGCAAGCCGTGGAGGCACCGCTGAGCTATTGCAAAGGGTAAGCGACACTAGGGCCAGAATCATTGCCAATGTAAAGCAAGAGCGGCCCTCCAAAATAGTATTCTGTGATGTTGGTGACCTCATTGAGGGCTTTTCTAGCACCGCAGACATGCACCAGCTCGCAACCAATGACCTTTCGATCATGAAACAGATTGATGTGAGCACCACAATAATGTGGGACACCCTCAAAGCCCTCTCAGAGCACTGTGATGACATAGCTTATTTGACCGTTGGTTCAAACCACTGTCAATGGCGTGTAAACAAACAGAAAATCGGCACAGGCCATGATGACTGGGGTGTCCATGTGGGGCGCACATTAGCAAGGCTAAGCCAAGAGGTTGGGCTCCCAATCAAGTTCTATGAACCTAATGAGTGGGATGAAAGCCTAGTTCATGATGTGTTTGGTGATAACTTTCACCGCTTAGGACTGTTTCACGGTCACCAGGCGGCCAGACCAGACGGCATCCCAGGTTGGATTTCCAAGCAAATGATGGGTAACCAAGCCATTTCAGGGGCCACGCTGTATGCCACAGGGCATTTTCACCACCTACAGGTTCGTGAGGTCGGAAACACAGAGCGCAACACCTCAAGGTACTGGGTCCAGGCTAAGACCATGGACTCAGGTTCAGACTGGTACCGCAACTCAGGTGGCATGGGTGATTCAGACTGTGGCGTTGTATGCATCCCGCTGGAAAAAGGAAAAGAGTTCCAAGGAACGGTGCTGGTGTTCTAATGAAGCCATTCGACCTAGAATTGTATACCCAGGATGACAAGGCCAAGCTCATAATCATTGACTGGCTCAAGACATTCAACATAGAGGCAACGGTAAACCCAGACCAGCACGGCATTGACCTACTCGCATCAGGCCCTAAGGGCTACTATGAGGTAGAGGTTGAGGTCAAACACAACTGGACAGGCCCCCAATTCCCTTTTGGCACCGTACATTTTGCAGGGCGCAAAGAGAAGTTCATCAAAGACTCAGAGCGCAATCTGTTCATAATGCTCAATGACGGCCTCACTCATTGCCTAGTAGTCAACGGTAAGGCACTGACCAAGGGCACTAAGGTCCATAAACGCACCGTATACACGGAGGGCGAGGACTTTATTGAGGTCCCATTAGATCAGTGCAAGGTGCTGAGGATTTTATGACCCCCCCGTCTACACACAACTGGGATTCAAGCCGCCGGAGAAAAGACCCCCCAGGCTGGGCGGCAATCAGGCAAGTAGTTATCAAGAGAGCCATGAGTGTATGTCAACACCTCCCCCAGGGTGGCCAAGCATCAGAGCGGTGCCACTTACAAGGCACAGAGGTTGACCACATAGTCAACCTAGCCCAAGGTGGGAGCGAATCCCTAGACAACCTCCAGCTGTTATGTGCATGGCATCATAAGCGTAAGACAGCGCTAGAGGCTACAGCTAACAGACCCCGCCTTACTGAGCGGCACCCAGGCGAGAGACACCCAGGATTTATCAATGACTAATAGTGCCCTTGTTTACACCCCTATAAATAGGCCCTTTTTGGCCCCTTTTTACCCCATACGGGTGCGGATTCACCCCTGGGCAGGGACCCCCCACCCCCCCC